CGCCGGGCGGCAATGTGGAACTTCCGGAAACCTGTGTGGAGTTCTCCCTTGCGCCGCCGTACATCATCGGCAGCGTGACGGGTACCGGCGGCCCGGAGACCACCGTGATCTCCTCCAGCGTCCCCGGGGTGGACGGCGTATTCGTCCACGGCATCCGCACGGAGAGCCGGGAGGTCACCTGCTTCATCCACGTCGATGGCGAGGACCGCAAGGATATGTACCGCAAGCGGTTCGAACTCATCAAGAAACTGACCCCCGGGCAGGAGCCGGGCCTGCTCTACTACTTCAACGATTATACGGTCAAACGCATCGCGGCGTTTCCGCAGTCCTCCCCGAGCTTTACGGAACGCATTCAGAATTACAACCGGGCCGAACTGCGCTTCCTGTGCCCGTCGCCCTACTGGGAGGACACCGTCGCCCAGAGCGGGTATATGGCCTACATCGACGGGGGATTCCGGTTCCCGTTTCAGTTCAAGCCGTCCATCTCCTTCGCGGCCCTGCGCAACCGCACCAGCCTGACCAACGCGGGTTCTGTGGCCGCCCCGGTGGAGATCACCATTCGGGGGCCGGCGACCAATCCCGCCGTGGTCAACGAGACCACCGGAGAACGCTTCCAGGTCCGGCGGGACCTCGCGGAAGGGGAAACCCTACAGATCCGCACCAAGCGCGGCGAAAAGAGCGTCAAACTCTTCCGCGCGGGGCAGGAGCCGGAGGATGCATTCCAATACATCGACCTGCGCTCCACATTCTTTCAGCTGGTCCCCGGCGTCAATGCACTGCGGTATGAGAGCGACAACGAGACGGAACACGCCCGCGTGACGGTGCGGTTCCGTGAATGGTATGCGGGGGTGTGACGATGCAGATACCGAGCATTCGGGTCCTTTCACCCGCCTTGGAGCTTCTGGGGGAGTTCGACGCGTACACCTCCCTGCAGTTCAGCCGGCTCTGGCAGGGGGTGGGGGACTTCGAGTTTCATCTGTTCGGCGAGCTGGATGAGCGCGTGCTCGCCCAGGGCAACCTGGTCCTGTTGGACGCCGACGGGACGCGGGCCGGCATCATCCGCTCGGTGGAACAGGACGACGGCGAGGGCGGCGTGACCGTGACGGTGCGCGGCCAGACTTTGAACGGGCTGGCCGGCCAGCGCACAACGCTGCCGCTGGAGGGCGAGGCGAACGGCGGATATGACGTTGTGCCCGCCCTGGAATCCGCCGGGCAGACGCCGGACCCCGTTCCGGCGGAGACGATCCTCAAGACGTACGCGGGCCGGCACCTGGCCAACCCGTTGGACCCCAAGCGGAAGATCCCCCTGCTGGTTCTTGCGCCCGACCAGGGGCGCGGTATGGAGACCGTTTGGATGAGCCGGTTTGAACCGCTCGACGAGGTTTTGCAAGCGGTGGGCGAATACACGGACATGGGATGGGGCATCCACCTGGACCCCGACGGGGGAAATCTGGTCTTTGACGTACTCCCCGGGGTGGACCGCACAGACCAGCAGTCCGAGAACAGCGCAGTGGTGTTCGCCCTGGAATTCGAGAGCGTCGAATCGCTAAAATACCTGCGCGATGTTTCGGGGCACCGGAACCTCGCCTATGCGGGCGGCGCCGGAGAGGGCGCGGACCGCACGGTGCTCAAGGTGACAAACAACGCCGAAGAGCCGGAGGGCCTCGAACGCTTTGAGACCTTCATCGACTGCGGAACCCTGGAGATTGTCGGAAGCGATACCGCAATGAGCCTGGAGGAGGAGGGAAAGCACAAGCTGCTGGACTATCCCCGGACCGAGAGCCTCACCGCAACTCTGCCGCAGGGGGGCTCGTTCCAATACCGCCGGCACTGGGACCTGGGAGACCTGGTGACGGTGCTGGACCGCAACCTCGGCGTGGCTGCCGACATGCGCATCGCACAGGTGACCGAACGCTATGAAGCGGGAAGCTACGGCGTGGACATCACTTTCGGCGAAGCGCCGAAACATCTGGGGCGCGTCATCCGAAGCCTCAAAAATACAGTGAGATAGGAGGAATCCCATTGGCAGAAAAATCGTTATTTTTTGACTCCACGGAAAACGACGAACGGCTCTACTCCTCTGCGGATTTTGCGCAGTTCATGAAGCTGTTCTACTCCACCGGCGTGGTTCAGGGCGGCGACCGCCTGAAGGTCACCAAAAACACGGAAAAGCTGGCGGTGTCCGTCCAGCCGGGCGAAGCGGTTGTGGACGGCCGCCCCTACTGGCTGACCGAACAGGCCAAGGAGTTGGCCGTCCCCGCGGCGAGCACGTCGTTCGCGCGCATCGACCGGGTGGTGCTCCGCCTGGACCTGAGCACGGAGGTCCGCTCGATCACGGCGCAGATTTTGCAGGGCGAAGCCACCGCTTCGCCGCAGCCGCCAAAGCTGCTTCGAAACAACAACTATTACGACATCTCCCTCGCACAGCTGTACATCCCGGCCAACGCCCTACAGGTCGAGACCGTGACGGATGAGCGTTACGATGCGGAACTTTGCGGCATCTGCCAGGGGCTCTACACCCTGGACATGAGCGACTTCGAGGACCTGAACCAATTCCTCGGCCCCTTTACCGAGCACATCGAGGACGGGGACATCCACGTGACGAAGAAGGAAAAAGAGGCGTGGAATGGAAAGGCGGAGAAGAGCGACCATCAAATGCGGACATTTGTCCGCTTGGAACAAATAGGGCTAACAACAGGCAGCGAAACAATCGCAGATATAGCAGAGGAATTAAACGAGAGAACAAAACTGATTTTAAGAGTAGATGATCGTAATGCATCTATATATCCGAATCAATATGGTTTTTTGGAGGTTACTAAAATTGATCTCTTACGAGTAAAGTTTACATATGTGCCAAAAAATCAAGGTGAAAAATCGGTAGTGGAATACATTGGTCATGCCTACAACGAAGATAGCGTTTGGCATTGGTCGGGCTGGTCTGCGGATGCACCCAGTGTCAACGGCTTTACATTTGCGGTAGCCGATAAGAAACCAACCAGCGCACCGGCAGGACGTATTACATTCGTATATGAGGCATAAGGGGGATGACGGATGCCGATTTATGTTCCGGACAGCAGCAATGTGGAGCGTGAAGTGTACAATATCTACCAGACCGACGAAAGTAATGTTCAACGAGAAATCAGAGAGGTTTGGCAGACAGATAAAAGTGAAGTCAACCGGTTAGTGTTTCGCAATAGAATCAACTGGATTGAAATTAAGTCCAGCAATGGATATGGAGACCGCGGAGATGTTCAGATTGTTAATCCTGCATCTGAATCTACGCCGACTATCCTCAAAGTTGGATATTCGAAAAACCAAAATCCTGATTATCTATACTATAAGGCAATGATATGTGCAACAAATTTACGAATTAAGGCAGGAGATGAAATCAAACTTCGCTTTAAGCTGAGAAAAACCGGGATCAACGTTTATAGACTATGGGGTGGAAATTTATTATTTTTGAGTATCGGACGAACGGAATATCCTGATCCTAATGTACGATCAATAACTCGTACAGCAAACAAGGATATTGATGGAGATTACATTTTTAGCTGGGATGCAGAAACACAAAGCTATGGGGAGGCCCAAATTGATATATGCGACATTATTTTGAATGGTAAAAAAGTTCTATAAAAGGGGCGTAGTAAAATGACACTCAAATTTGCAAACGGTACGACACTTTCCCTAATTGGCGCGCAGGGAACGGAAGAATATATTGACGGGCAGCGTTGTAAGGCTATCCGCTTTTGCTTTGATGCGGAAACCTACCAAGACCCCCAACTGCGCGAGAGCTTTTGTAACACCGAAAAGACACAGACGATGACCATTGATGATGGTTCTCCCATTGAAGGATATACGGCCTTGGTGAGAACCGTATATGAGGGCGGCCAGATCAAAGTGACTATGGCGAAAAACGTGGATACACAAATTATAGAGTTGCAGGAGCAAGTTGCAGCACAACAGAAAGCAATTTCTATTTTGATGGGAGGTACATACAATGGCTGAATTTGATAGAAATAAACTGATTGCCGAAGCAAAAGCCAAGCGGGCGCAGATCGAAGCAGCGGCGGCGGCCTTGTCCGATGAGCAGGCATATGAACGCGCGTGGATGTTCCCCCTTTGGGATGGCGGGGGCCATGCGTATGCAGAGGGAGAGCGCGTGCAGTACGGCGGCGTGTTGTATCGCTGCTTGACCGGGCACACGTCGCAGGACAGTTGGAGGCCGGATACTGCGCCCTCGCTTTGGGTAAGGGTGGATGACCCCGCGGTGGAATGGCCGGAATGGAGACAGCCTGCCGGAAGCACGGACGCCTATTCCAAGGGCGCAAAGGTCAGCCACAACGGAAAGCATTGGGTCAGCGACGTGGAGGCGAATGTTTGGGAACCGGGCGTCTCCGGCTGGACCGAGGTCCCGGACGGGGCAAATCTATAGGGATGGAATGCACAGCGCTCTTAACGGCCCGGCATAAGGCTGTGGCGGGAGGAGGGGAGTGTGCCGGAGAAACGGAGCGGTTTCAATTCCCTCTCCTTTCAGAGGCAATGGCGGGAATCCGCCGTGGAAGGCGTCCCGGCCCCCGGCTTTGGGCGAACGGAAAAAGGGCGGGAATGCCCGCATGGGCCGCAGGTGCTCTCCACCCGAAGCGGAGGACTGCCTGGATTCGGAGACGAACATCGGAATCCAGGCGCTGGACCGGGCCAAACCCGCCCGCCGTCGCCGGGACCGGCCGGAAAGCATGCGCCGCTTTGCGGCCGCCATGGCCGCAGAATCGAAAACGCCCCGGTGTACAAACGGACCTCCGGAAAATCCGGCGAAAGGTGACGGAATGGGCCGCCCGTTCCAACCTATGTCGGGAGACGCTGTTCGCCGAAGGGCCCGGAGCGCCCGCCGCGGGCCCAGTGGGGGCGGCGACAGCCGCCCGGTTTTGATGGGAGGAAACTTGATGGACTTGAATCAATTTTGGAGCTGGGAGAGCCTGGCGACCTTTGCAGGGGCGACGGCCTGTACCGGGCTGTGCACCCAACTACTCAAACGCTCCTTTGGAAAGCTTCCGACACAGTGGCTTTCCTACATCCTGGCGGCGCTGTTGCTGACCGTCACAACCGCAGCCACGGGCGGATGGACCCAGCCCTGGACCGTCTGGGCGCTGGTGCCGCTCAACGCCGTCCTGGTGAGTCTGGCGAGCAACGGCGCATTTCAAGCGGTAACCCGCGTGCAGAGCCGCGGGCCTACGGAGGGATGACGATGGCTGGAACGAGTGTGACCGCGCGCATCGATGGGCAGACATACGCCCTCGCTTATCATGAAGCAACCGGGAAATGGGAAGCGGAGTGCAAGGCTCCGGAGGAATCCTCTTATGGACAGGAAGGGCATTTCTACAGCGTCGCGGTGACGGCTTCGGACGGCGCAGGGAACAGCAGCACCGCCGATGCTTCCTCCGACGGAACGCTCGGCGCCTCTCTACGGCTGTTTGTCAAGGAGACCGAGCCGCCCAACGTTGCAGTCCTTTCACCGCAGGCTGGGGCCTATCTGGCGGACCCGAAGCCGGTGGTAGCCCTGCAACTGCGCGATACCGGCAGCGGCGTCGCTGTGGAGACCTTCCAGCTTCGCCTGGACGAAGGCGATGTGTTGGACAGCCGCGCGCCGGGAATGTCTGTCACAGCAGTGGAAGGCGGTTATGATGTCTCCTACGTCCCCCAGAGCGCCCTGAAGGACGGCGTCCATACGGTTTCGGCCGCGGTATCCGACCACGACGGCAACCAGGCGGAGACGGCATCGCGAAGCTTTACCACCGACACAGAGCCCCCTGTGCTGGCCGTTGCACAGCCCCAGGACGGCTTTGTTGTGAAACAGGGGTCCCTGGTGGTATCCGGGACGGCAACCGACGCCGCCAGCGGCCCGGTGACCATCCGGCTGACCCTGAACGGAAGCGCGCAGGGCGCGGTTGTAGCCGGTCCCTCCGGCGCGTGGAGCCAAACCGTCCCCTTGCGGAAGGGGGAAAATACCCTACTGGTAACCGCGGAGGACCGCGCGGGATGGACCGCTTCGGCCGTCCTCCGGGGGACGTTCCAGGAAGCCTCCCTACAGATTGCCCGCGTCTCGATTTCCGCCAATCCCGAGGATGCGGGCGAGACGCATGTGATCTGTGTGGAGATTGCAGGGGGAACAGCCGAAGCGGTGTGGGGACGAGCTGGCCAGCACGACCTCACCTTTGAAAAGGCCGGGCCGGATATTTGGCAGGCGCTGGTCCCGGCCGGCGGGGCGGGCCAGGCTTATGAAGTTCGAATCTGGGCGGAGAACGCGGATGGGGAACAGGCCTATTGGGAAGGGACGCTCTCCCTGCAGGACGGCCGTCCGATCTGTGCGCTTTTGGTGGAGGACCCCTATCGGGTGATGCTCTTGCCAGAGCGTCAAACAGCCCATCTGGAAAAAGACCGCTGTGAAGTGCAATTGACAAGGAGGTGTTCCTGTGCTGCCAGTGTATAAACGATCGTGGATTTTAGGTGAGGACAAGTATGTCGAGTTGGAGGTATGCAGCACCCAAAAGGGCGAGGTGACCATTCCAAGCGCGAGCTGGTCCCTCACGCCGGAGACGGCGGTGGAGGCCGAGCAGAGCGGCGCATGTGAAGTGGAAGGCAACCGCATCCGTGCGCTGATTGAGCCGCAGAAGACTGGAAATTACACCTTGGAGATCACATATGAGTTGCCGCCGGAGACGCGGAAGGTGCGGGTGATGGTGGATGTCCATTAGAATTACAGAGGCGCAGTTGACCCCACAGACCACAACGGCCGGCAGCATGGTTCATCTGGCTGTGGGGGTGGAATGGTACGGCCTGCTCCAAAACAGCGCCGGGGCCGTGCTCTATGAAAACACAGGAGCCGTGCTGCACACGGCGGACGGTTTGGACTGTGTGCTTCCCTATACCGGTGTGGAAATTGACGCAGCGATTGGAGGTCTTAGAACATGGGAGACATGACAACACGCGCCGCCGGGCCGGGCGGCCAGGGAGGCGGACGCTATATCCTGGCGCACACCGGCGCTGAGATTGACACCGCCGTGGAAGGCTGGCAGACCGCGCGGAACCGGACAGACGCGACGGCGGCCGACATTGCAGAGGGGAAAAAGGCGATTGTCCAATCCGGGCTTGTGACGGGAACGATGCAGGCGGGAAATGACGGCACGGTTCCAGATATTCCAAAGGCGGAAGCCGACAACGAAATGTATGTCCTGTTGACTTTTACAGAGGATGGCGGGACCGCGGGTATTTCCGTCCTGGACTATAATACGTGGAGCTTTACCCAGCGAAACATCTCGGAATCCAATTGGTGGGACCCTGTAGACCTGCAAGGGAGTGCCATTGCAAACGTAAATCTGGTCACGTATCCGGGCCAGCCAAAAGCGATCCTGGTACACATCACCAGCTATGGCCTCAATCCATATTGGACTTTATCGGTCACGTCGACGAATCCGACCTGTTGCGTCACCACAATCGTGGGGACAAACAAAATACAAATATTCAAAAATTTGGGCGACCACCCCGGTTCGCTTGCAGACTACCGGTCTGCGTACCAGATTGTCACCACCGGCCGGGAACCCGCGCAGTCCCCGGAGGGAGAAATCTAAAACGTCTCTGGCCGTCATTCCGAATGGCGCCATGCCGTCGCAAGGGACAGGCCAATCTGAAAAAAGGACGAGCACGCCAACGCTATGGTACAAGCCGCGCACCGTCCCTTGGGGAAGCTTTTTAATGTTCT